GGCTTCAAAAAATGAATGGTTTGGTAAAGACAACGCCATGACCTACACGGCTTTTGATTACCATAAGAAGCTAACTGAGCAAGAAGGGTTCGACCCTAATTCACCCGAATATTATGCTGAGATAGACAAGCGAATGAGACTTGACTTCCCGCATAAATTTGATAATACTAAGTCCCAGGAATCGACTAACCGAACACAGATAGTAGCTTCAGCGAAGCGAAGTGTTCACCCCGGTCGCAAAACTGTGAGACTCACATCGTCTCAAGTAGCAATCGCTAAAAAACTAGGTGTGCCACTTGAAGAATATGCGAAACAATTAAAAATCACGAAGGAGGCATAAGCATATGCAAAATGACGACAAAATAAAAACTTCCCGTGCGAGCCAGACCAGAGAAAAAACATCTCAGAAAAAAGTTTGGACTCCACCATCATCTTTAGATGCACCCCCTGCGCCAGATGGGTATCAGCACAGATGGATAAGAGCCGAAACTATGGGCTTTGATGATTCAAAGAACATGGCCGGTAGACTAAGATCAGGATACGAACTCGTAAGAGGAGACGCGTATCAAGGATCTGAATATCCAGTGATATCAGAAGGTAAATACAAAGGGGTAATCGGAGTTGGTGGCCTTTTGCTTGCAAAGGTACCGATAGAGGTTGTTAAAGCGCGCGAAGCATACTTTGATGGTATGACTAAAGACGCAAATGACGCGATTGAAAATGACCTTATGAAGGAGCAACACCCAGGAATGCCAATCAACGCTGAGAGGCAGTCCCGTGTAACCTTCGGTGGAACAAAGAAAAACTAATTTATTAGCGATTCCTAATCCAACGAAATTAAAATAAACCGTAAACCACGGATAGTGGTTTACAAAGGAGAAAAATACTATGGCAAATCAAGACGCAGCTTTTGGTTTCAGACCTACAAGATCACTTGTGGGTGGACAAATCAGAACTGAAGAATATGCAATAGCTAATAACTACAATACAGCCATTTATACTGGTCAAGTAGTTGAAGCGGTTGCAGCAGGTGGTATTGAAGCAGCAGCGGCAGGAGACACACAAGTAGCAGGTGTTTTCGGTGGCGTGTTTTATACTGACCCGACAACAAGTAAACCAACATGGAAAGCATACTATCCAGCTAGCACAGCAGCTGCTGATATAGTTGCTTCCGTATATGCAGACCCAGAGATCGTGTATGAAGCACAACATTCTGGTACAGGAACAGCAGCAATGAATAATTCAGGAATGGACTTCGCAGGAGTAGCAGGATCTACAACTACAGGTCAATCAACTTCTGAGTTAGACACGTCTGATTCTGGAACCGGTGGTAACTTCAAACAAATCGGAATCTCAAAAGATCCCGATAACAGCGATACAGGTTCAGCTAATGTCAACGCTTATTGCGTTGCCAATACTGGTCTTCATATCTTTAAACTAACAACAGCCGTATAATAGGAGATATATAATCATGGCAATATCACGATCACAACTAGTTAAAGAACTAGAGCCAGGTTTGAATGCACTATTCGGCTTGGAGTACAAAAACTACGCTAACGAACATGCAGAAATTTTCAGTTCAGAAAATTCAGACAGAGCTTTTGAAGAAGAAGTTATGTTATCTGGATTTGGAAATGCTGCTGTAAAACCTGAAGGTCAAAGTGTTAACTACGACGCAGCACAAGAAACTTTCACGGCTCGTTACACGCATGAAACGCTTGCTTTAGCGTTTTCAATCACTGAAGAAGCGATTGAAGATAACTTGTATGACAGACTTGCGTCTAGATATACAAAAGCATTAGCTAGATCTATGGCTAATTCTAAACAAGTTAAAGCAGCAAATGTTCTTAACAGAGCGTTTAACAGTTCATACACTGGCGGAGATGGTTTAGAACTTTGTTCAACAGCACACGTAATTGTTGCTGGTACTGAGCAAAATGAACTATCAACTGCTGCAGACCTTAACGAAACATCTTTAGAGCAAGCAATGATTGACATTGCAGCACTAACTGATGAACGTGGTCTGAAAATTGCGGCTAAAGGAATGAAAATGATTGTTCCTTCTGCTTTGCAATTTACTGCTGAAAGATTGATGAAATCTGTAGGTAGAGTGGGAACAGCTGATAACGATATCAATGCAGTCAAAAACATGGGGATGATTCCTCAAGGTTATGTAGTAAATCACTACTTAACTGACACTGATGCATTCTTTATCAAAACAGATGTACCTAATGGACTTAAACACTTCACAAGAGCACCAATCAAAACCGCTATGGAAGGCGATTTTGAAACTGGTAACGTGAGATACAAAGCTCGAGAAAGATACAGCTTCGGCTGGTCTGACTGGAGAGGTATCTTCGGATCACCAGGTGCGTAATAAGTAAATAAGTAAATTAATGAGGCCGCCTTAAAACGGCCTCATTTCACAAATAAAGTAAGAAATACACTATGAAAACCTTCCGAGTACAAATCCGTTACCATGGGCATTATGCAGACTTCATCATTACAGCTGAAGATAATGCTAAAAGTATAGAGCAATCTATCCTTGACAAAATAGGAAAAAATGAGGTATTGTTCGAGTCTGATGGATTTACCAATAAAAAAGGTAAATGGATAACTTATGAGGAAGTTATAAATGACACAAGAACTATACAAACAGAAGAAGTCCTTGGAGTTGAGTTGGGAACAAGAGTATAACGAATCAGGTAGATATACTATTAATATGGTCGAAATTGATGAAAAAATTAAAAGTACCATCACTCAGATCAAATTAGCAGAAACCCAAGAAGCAGATCTTAGAAATAAGATAGAGGACGCAAAAGCACAAGTTTCAGTAGCTACTTAATCTAAAAAGCTATATACGGAAAACGTCTCCGAATCACATAATCGCTTGCACTCTAAACAAAAAAGAGTTATAAAAAATTACTATACAATTAATAGAACGTAGACGCGTATAGTCGACGGCCTAGAGACTGCGTTCGCAAACTAGGAGGATTTAATTATGGCAACAACAACGTTTAATGGAACAGTACGTTCCGATGGCGATATAAAAGCAACAACTAAGAACACTACTACAGGAGCATTTGTAGATTACGCTGTTATAAAAGCAGCGGGTGGTATAGAAATAGAAAAAGTTGCAAGTACTGGAAACAACATTGTAGCAGCAGGTACTTCAACAGGTACTAACAATGGAAGTTTAGGTACAGCAGCAACTATTTTCAAAGTTACACCTAATGATCATGGCACAGGAATTGCTGATGATGCAATTAACACTTTTGTTAATAAAATTGGTGGTCTTATCTACACTACTATTCTAATCGATCTACATGGTGGATTAGCTTCTGGTGGTGGTGCAAATGATATTATTGGTACTGATGGTGGAACAGCTAACGCTTACATCGCAGAACTAACAACTGGAGTTAATGGTATTCCATTTGAAATAGAATTTGCATGCTTAGAAGTACCAACAGGTGGAGATCCAGATATTAATTTAGATTGTTCAGCTACAGCTACTGATGCAGAAAATGCAGCAGTAACAAGTGGAACAAATTTATTTAATAATGGTGATTTAACTTTAGGTTTTTATGCTTCTGCTGATGGTGGATCAACACTTGCAGCATTAACTAAAAAATACCTATACTTAACTTGTGGCGCAGCTACTGACGCAGCTTACACAGCAGGTAAATTAGTTATTAAAATCACTGGCGCAGCTTTTGATTATAATAACGGTTAATAAATAAATTATGATGGGGCTTCGGCCCCATTTAATAATCTTGATTAAGGAGGGATTATGGCAGACGCAGTACAAGGACCCGATATCATGCAAGAAAATGATGCAAGGGTAGTTATTAAAATAGTAAATGAATCAGACGGATCAGGTGCAACAACTGTATTTGGTGACGTGTCAGCAATGGCAAAAAATAGTGAAGGTGATTCTTGTCTACACTTAGTATTACAAAGAATTTGGTTTTCTTGTAGTCCTGGAAATGGTTTTGATTCATTCGCACGTTTAGATGAAGAAGACGACGATGGCGACATTCCTATACTTGGTTTAACAGGATCAGGCTATTGGGATTTTAGAGAATTTGGTGGATTAAAAACCGACAAATCTAGTAACACTAACCAAAGCGATGTAAACTTTGTTGTTGCAGGCGCAGCAGATTCTGGAAACATGTATACGGCGGTAGCAGAGTTTAAGAAATTATATTAGGAGATAACTGATGGCCAATACAACTTCAGGCACAGTTACTTTTGACAAGACATTTGCTGTCGATGAAATCATCGAAGAAGCTTATGAAAGACTTGGCATACAAGCTGTTTCTGGATATCAATTAAAAACTGCAAGACGTTCTTTAAACATAATGTTTCAAGAATGGGGCAATAGAGGTTTGCACTACTGGGAAGTAGGTGATACCGATATTGATCTTGTTGAAGGCCAAGCTGAATATACTTTTTACAGAGCTACAGGTGATGGAACTTCTGCAACAACAGCAGGTGGAACAACAGGAACGTCTACTTACGGAATTGCAGATGTTTTAGAAGCGACATATAGAACAAGTCGAACTGAAACAACACAGGCAGATTCTGGTTTAACAAAAATAGCTAGATCAGCATATTCTGCATTATCAAATAAATTATCTAAAGGAACTCCTTCGCAGTATTTTGTTCAACGATTTGTTGATAAAACAACCGTTACACTTTATCCAACACCAGATTCTACTGCAGCAGCAAAATTTGTTCACATGTTTTTTGTAAAAAGAATTCAAGACGCAGATGCAACTTATACAGACGCAACAGATGTTCCATACAGATTTGTACCTTGTATGGTTTCAGGACTTGCATTTTATTTAGCACAAAAATTTAACCCACAATTAGTACAACAAATGAAACTGTTGTATGAAGACGAGTTAACAAGAGCATTAGCAGAAGATGGTTCTTCAGCTAGTACTTATATAACTCCGAAGAATTATTACCCGAATATATAATGGCATACGCAAGAGGAAAATACGCACAGGCAATATCAGACCGATCAGGAATGGCTTTTCCATATAATGAAATGGTTAGAGAATGGAATGGAATGTTTGTTCATAAATCTGAATATGAATCAAAACAACCTCAATTAGAGCCAAGACCTCATGGTGGAGATGCACAGGGTTTACAAAATTCTAGAACAGATAGAACAGAAAAAACTGTAGCACAATTATTAATCCCTGATCCATTTACCACGTATGCAGCTTCATCAGGCATTATAAATGTTCATGCGCCGAATCATGGGTTGACAAATGGATCAACGTACAGATTTAGAGGAGCACCAACAACTTCAGGCACTTATGGTGATCCAGGTAGTTTTGATGGTATAGCAGGATCAAATATTGCATATGCTTCAGGTTATGCTATTACTACAGGTAAGTATGTTAGCGGTGATAGAGACACGGATTTTACAACAGATTGGTTTTATTTTACAGTTAACACAAACACTGCAACAGCAGGTAGCGTGAAAGGAGGAGGGTTTCCGGTTTCAATAGGACCAGCAACTCTTAGTGCATAATGGCAGGATTTACATATTCAACACTTACAACAGCAATTCAGAATTATACTGAAGTCGGAACAGGTGTACTTTCAAGTACAATCACAGATCAATTTATAGATAATTCAGAGCTTAGAATACAAAGAGAAATTCCAATTGATGCAGATCGAAAAGAAATGCTTGGAAATTTAACAGCTTCAAAAGATAATGTTTATGCTCCTGCGGGAACTTTATTTGTTAGAGGTCTTCAAGTTTATACTTCAACAAGTGCTGCAACTGGAGCTAATAGCTGGTTAGAAAAGAAAGATATTAGTTTTTTAAGAGAATACGATACAGCTGAAACGACTACTGGCACACCAAAATATTATGCTATGTCAGGAGGAGCAGAGGGAAGTGGTGCAACTTCTTCAGGAAGAATTACAATTGTTCCAACACCTTCTTCA